GCGCGCAACAGTTGCGTTTTCGGTGCCAGACCAAGCGCCTTTGCGCGGCCAGCGCTGAACGCCTCGGACGATTCGGTTGCCGCTATTCGCTGGATGGCGCCTGCGGTTTTCTTGACCGCGGTTGCCGAGTCGGCAGCGACCGCAGCGCGGTATCGAGTAGCGAAGCTCTTGGCCACTCGGCTGGCTCTTGCCCAGTCGCGGACGGCCTCGCCGGCCAACGCCGCGTAGTCCGGCAACAGAAAGAAACCGACCGAGTTGGATTCCGCCACGAGTCTGGCCACGCCAATGGCGCGCGCGTTCTGTCGGGCCGCAATCACTCGCGGCTGAAGGAACGCCGCGACGCTACTGGGCGCCGGAGGGTTTCTTGTGAGCCGGAGCGCTACCAGCGCCGCGGCTTCCGCCGTCAGGAGCGCCTGGCGGTTTTGCTCCGCCTGGTTTTCCAACTGCTCCCGCGTTCGCGCTTGCAATCGCATGTAGCTCAGCTGTTGATTTCTCGAGTTCGGCGTCGGACCTTTCGGCCTCTTCCTTCTCGATTTCTTCGAGCGCCGCGGCCACGTTTTCGATATCGAATACCGCCGCGAGTTTCTGCACGCCGATTCGCTTAGTGATCAGTCGCTCGCCACCACCGGTGCCGCCGCCAAGCGCGGCTTGAACCAGGGCAACGACCTGCTGCTGCTCCGCCGGGTCTGGTTTGAAGTACGTGCCCCAAATGACCGTCAGTGACGGCGCCATCCAAGTCACTGCGCGGCCTCAGCGAACGCGTCGGCCTGATCAAACTTGGCAAGCATCGCCTTCACCTTGTCGATGCCAGGGACACGCAGACCGGCGCCCAGCTTGTGAGCGATCCTGAGCTGCATATCGAGCGTAGGCAGCAGGAAGTTGTCGGTTAGATCGTCGCGGTACTGGTCGCACCGATCGATCTGCTTTTGCTTGATTGCCTCGAGCGCCTTGCCCGAAGTCGTGGCCGCGAACTTGATGTTCTCGGGGTCGAGGAACACCACGCCGAGCGCTTCCTGAAGCTTGATCCGAAGGTCGCGAGCGTTTTCGTCGAGCACCTTGAGCGCCGTGGCCGGGACCGTGAGGTACTCGACCCTGGTCTCTGTATTCGGATAGCGCCAGACGTAACCCGGCCCTTTTTTGCGCACGGGGCCGCCTGAGCTGCCGCCTGTGTCGTAGTTGCCCTTGCTCGGGTTGTTCGAGACGATCTTCCCACCCAGCTCGCTCGCCTGCACAGATACGGGGCGGCCCAGCTCGGTCGGGTTGTGCTCTGGGTCAACGCCGATTTCAACCGGCTGCGGCTCGCTCAGTAGCGCGCAACGGTGGCGCTGACTGAGCGAAAGGTCGTGACCGTGGATCTCGTGCGTGAGCAGTGCATGGATTGCCTGCCCGTCGATCACGTTGATCGGCGCGCAGCCCCGCAGCAGCGGATACCAGACAACCGGGCAAGCGCCGAGATTGTGAGGGAAAGTCTTGGATGGGTCGGCGCGCCAATCTGGCTCTGCGCCGTTCTCTTTGGCGTCGGCCGGGAAAAATGTCGTGTCGCTCTGCGCGTCGATTACTCGACGGTAGAGCCTGGCGCGAACCGCCCACACGCCCGAGATGGGATTCCTGAACTCCTCGAAATACGGGTATCGAATCTCGAGCTCGGTCACGACACCGAGAGCGTCGAACTTCGGCGTCCCCCACTTGGCAGGGATCAGATCCGCAAACGGCTTACCGGCGCGCGCGCCGTGAATTCCAACGGCAGTGCCGCATCCCTGAGCTGCCGAGAATGCGTCGCGCGAGTGCGCGCGGAAGCGGCAGATCCTGTGGTGCTCGACCAGAAATCGGTCTAGCAGCTGGCTGTCGTCCTCGCCTAGCCCATTGTCTTCGGACTCCTCGGCCTCGCCTGGCTTGGCCGAAAACACCGGAGCGCGGCCTTCACCGAGCACCAGATCCACGTTGGACTGGATAGCGATCTGAACGATCGGATAAACGATGCAGGGCTCACGATCCCACAGCGGAACGCCGTCAGCCCACCAGTTGGGCTTGCCCTCGTACTGCCTGCCTTGCACCCAACGCTCGAGTGATTCGAGGCGCCGGTAGCGTGGCGACATGTTCGCGAGCGCGGCCCGATTGGCCTCGTCGGCGCCTTGGAACTGGATTGAGTCGTGCATCAGCGGCCCGATACGGTCGTGCGGTAGTTAGGGCCACGACCGAAGCGACCGACGGCCATGTACCGGATCGCATCCATCGAGTTGTGAACCAACACGCCGTTGGCGAAAAACTCATGGTCGCTATCGACGGTCAGATCAAATACCGCTTCGCTTCGTCCTGCTGCACAGCTTTCCACCACATACGCGGGAACAAGTGTGTGTTGAGCTGTACTTGTTGGAAACGAATCCGGTTCCGCAAATTGCGCAAGTTCTAGACTCGTCGTCAACGCCGCTCGCCCTGCGCCAGGATGATTTACAGGTGTTAGAACAGAAGCGGCCTGAATCGCCGAGACCGAAACAGTCAAAGGGCGTCTTGCACTGATCGCAGTCCTTGGACACGGGCTGGCGTTTTGCGCAAACGTCTCGCCCGTGCTCAACATGCCAAGCTCGTCCCTCTGCGGAACGATGCCACTCTTTTGTGAGTGGCCTAATCCTAGCGGCATGCTCCGACTGTTGGCGCCTCTGCTCGGGCGTTCTGTCTCTGCCGTGATCGGCGATGTGATCTCTGCCGAGTTTGCTCTCGAGATTATCGATGGAGTTATTGAGCGGGTCAGAGTCTCGATGGTGGACGTGGTGTCCGCTCGGGATGGGGCCATTGTGGTGCTCCCAGATTGCCCGATGCAGATAGCGACCATGCGGCTCACCGGGGCGAGCGCTTGATCGGAAGTAACCGGCAACGTTTGTAACGGTTGAGTCCGGGTACCTTCGGAACCATTCCCCGCCGAACCTGATTCGTTCAGACTTGCCGTGTTTTCCCATGCGACAAGCATATCACCATATCGCAGTGCGTCCAGACGGACCCAGCCTCTGTTCGCAACGAACACTCGGTGATCCGCCGTGCCCTCAAGCAAGCCGACCGATGTCTTGATACGCCAGATCGGGGCCGACTCAAATGTCTTGCCGCTCCACGACACAGCGCGCCAGCCGCCTCGCGTTAGCACCAAGTCGGAGCAGGTGACCTCTTCAATCGGGACCTCACCGTGGCTCGTTAGGACCCGGGTCCCTGCTACTAGGCAGTGATTGTCTTTGTCCTGCGGGTCTTCGTCGAAGGTTCCGTCTGGGCGTTTCTTGCGACGATAGAGACCGAATTCACGAATGGAGTTTTTGCACTTCGGCGAAACGTACATGCGCGCGAAGCGCTCGCCGTCCTCGCGTTCGCGAATGAACAGCAGGTCCGCGACTCGCGCCAGCCCGCCGTGAATGTCGTTGTCCGTCTCGCCGACCTTGAGACCAGCGCTGCGCAGATCGTTGATTCGATCGGGGCGCGACGGGTCAGGCCAGAACTTGGCGAAGTTCCACGCTTTCGCGCGTTCGTTCCAAACGTGGTTCGGGCACTCTGACTCGTACCACTCATCGAGCAGCCAGAGCTCGGCGTCGTTGCCGTGCCCGAGCACGCCGGACAGAACGAGCACGCCCGCGTCGGTCCAACCGTGATCCATGCCGACGTGAAACTCACGAAAGCTCGAAAGCGGCGGAGGTTCCTGGACGTGGAAAGCCTCGTCGAACGGGTAAACGAGACCTTCGCCCGCGTCGGGATTGGCCTCCCATTCGCGCTCGAACGTCGCTTTCGGTGTCGTCGCCTTCGCTCGAGCTACAGCGAGCGCGCCCACCGTCTCCGGAGAGTCGCGGTAAGTGGCGTGAAAGCCGTAGTAGCTTCGCAGCACAGCGAGTGCAGCTTGGTCCGGATCGCGAGGAAGGTGTTCGGGCCAGTCACGTTCCCGGAGGCTGGAAAACACTTCGCGGATCGCTTGCGCCACCGGCAGGGCCAGCGCGGTCGCGTCGTCGATTTGGCCCGTGCGGAGCTTGCCACCAAGTGCGCCGGCCTCGCGTGAGCGATACCAGAGCCCGTGTCGGCCCTTCGTCGGTGTGCCGCCTAGCAGCTCTATGCCAAGCGAAAAAGGCTCAGACAGCCAAGGCACACCAACGCCGTCGTAGACGTCGGCGTCGATGTCATCGACTTCGTCACACACCAGCACGTCACATCGCATGCCGCGCGCGGTGCGCGAATTGTACGAGCTGGCTGGGAAAACTTTGATTCGTGAGCCACCGGGGAAGTCCACCTGGAAGCTCTGCCGGTCGATTCGCGTCGGCCTGAGATGCGCCCACTCGCCCGCAAGCTCAGTCTCGACGCCCTCGAGGTGGACGTCCTTCGCCTGTTTCAGCGTCGGCATCAGCAGATTGATGCGGACGCCTTTCAGTTCGCGCCGCGCGCCTGGTCGCTGCCTGTGCTCCCACTCGGAGACCAAGAGCCACCAGGCGGTGCGCGTAAACCAGGACTTCCCAACGCCGCGGCCCCAACCGTAAAACACGGTCTGCCTCGGCTTGATCGCCTGGTAGGCCAGCCACTGCGGATGGTTGAATCGAACCTCAGTCACCGGGTTTGCCGGCGGCTTCTTCGGCGAGCCGCTCGGTAGCTTCCGGCGTCGGGCTCACGTTGATCGTGACCGTGCCTTGCGCTGGCATCGCTCCCGACCTCTCGGCATCGAACCGCGCCAAGTTGTGCGCGTTCTTTTCCGCGTCGAGCACCAGTCGGCCGTAGTCGGCTCGCTTGTCAATGATCACGACCGGGACGCCGTCGGCACTTGGGGCAGTCTCAGGCAGGTCGTTCTCGAAGCGCTCAGAGGCAACCTCGGCCACCCGGAGACGCATCGCCACGTGCCGCTCTAGCGCGCTCTCGCGTAGTTTGCGGCGCTCTTCGGCGAAACTTGGATCCTCTTCGAGCCGCACGGCGATCTCTCGCCCCGTGCGCTCTTTGAGCTTCAGCTGGCGGGAAACCGCGCTGGCATTGCCCGAATAAAGGAACCGAGCTCGGAACTCGGCCACCACGTCGTCAGGCGTCGGAACACCGTTCATGTCTGCTCCCGTTCGCCCGTTACCGTCGGCGTCACGTAGTTGGGGGCCAGCCCGTTGGCTAGCGGTTACCCCAGCTGGCCACGCTCTGAGCCTCGGCGAAGTCGTCGCGGATCTCGCGTCGGCGTCGAGCGTCTCGGATATTGGCTAGTCGGGGCTGTCGTCGTTGTTGTTGCTTGGCTCGCGGGATTAGCCGCGGCCTGAGGGGTATCAATTCGCCCATCTCCTATCGGGCCCATCCTGGCAGGCGCTCAGTTTTGCCGCCGGTGAGTCGGGCTGCGGCCTCTTGGGGCTCGTGCGCCTCCGATCCGGGATGCTGGGATCCCGCGCGGGGCGCTCTATAGCTCATGGCTAGCCGTGGCGCTTGTCTGGCGCCTGACTGACTCCTAATCCGCCATATCAATGGCGGCCAGCTCTGCCTGTAATTTGGCGATTAGCTCGGTCTTTCTCTCAACTTTGGTGAGGCGCTTAGCGTGGTCGCGGAGTTGCGTTCCGTGGCCACCGACGTGCCTCCAAATCTGCCGATTGTCGGCCGCAACTCTGACTACATCCACCTCCAATTTAGTGACGGTTGCGGAGTCCACGGGAAGCAGGTTTTCGAGCGCATCGAACCGAACGTAGATGTCCCCGCCGTGCCGTTTGGTGAGCTTCACCTCGTCGCGTCGCTCGGCCCTGAGTACCAGCCGGCGGACGTGCTGAACCTGGTAGCGGCGGGGGAGCTTTTTGAGTCGTTCGGCGACCTTGTTGGACCGGGCTAGCACCAGGTCGGTGACGTCTGGGATACTGAGCCAGCGGTGTGGGCGGGGCTTCATTGTGCGCGCCGCGGGTCTTCCCACGCCTCGCCCGGATCGCACGGGTCGATCGTGTTGTCAGAATCTTGGCTGCATTCATCGCCGACGGAGTGCGCACGATACGGGCGATCGCAATACGTGCAGCACTCCAGCCGAAACGCGAGCCATTTGGATCGTTTGATGTCCGCCCATTTGATCATTCCGATGCCCCCGAGCTCGTGACCGCCGGCAGAATGCTCCGCCGCTCCCGAGGCAGCCGCATCGGGTCCGCCCCGGCCTTGCTCTCAAACCATTCCCGCCAGGCCTCGGTCAGCGACGCCTCAGCAACTCTCCGGGCCCGCCGGATAGTTCGCCCGTAGCCGGCCTGTTTGCCCGTCACGGTCGAGCTGGGCGCGCCGGCGTCGCCTGAGTACTCGTGGCAGGCCACCAATAGCTCGCCCGGGTGCTCGTAGACCTGAAGCGCCACGTTGGCCAGGTCTCCTAGTTGCGGCTCGACCCCGGTCCGCCTGGCCTCGTGCTGACCTGGCTTGCTATCTGAGCCCTTGACATGCCGGTCCCGGGCGCCGTAGCCACGATCGCTCCTGAAAGCGGCTCTAGGGGCCTGGTGGCGCAGCAGGAGCAGACCGCGAGACCGCTCCGAGCAGGCGAACCAGGCCGAACTCAGCCATCGGTGCCGCTCGATGTCGCCCCGGACGCATGTCCCCGTGCCCAGCTGCTGGTCGGTGAAGGGGTGAATGTAGCTCCCCGCCATATCGAGATTCCCACCCTCGGATGGCCCGCCACACTCCAGCTGATTGACCACGCCGGCTAACGTGCCGCGCTCCCTCATGGCGACGGCGCCCTGTAGGAGTAGCCAGCTCAAGTCCTCGTCATTGTCGGTTGCTCGCATCGCTTGCTCCTTCCGGGGCCTGCCCGGGAGTGATAGGGTTCCACGGTCGGCGGCAATCGACCCGGAGCCCTGCAGCGAGCAATCGTTTCAGGGCTTTGCTGTTTGCGCCTCCCAAAGCGCTGTCAGGCGCTCACACGTACACTTGTTCCGCTCGCCACCTGGAGGGCTTGCCCAGTGCTCGCAATCCTTGCAGTGGCCACTCGGACTCAAGGCCTCACCAGCTCAATCAAGCTCGTCCTAATGCCGTCAATCTCGACACGCTTCCAATTGTACTCCTCGGCTGAAAGCCACCGAAACGTGAAAGCCTCGAAGGAGCGAAGCAAGTCCGTAGCGTCGTAGATTCGATCGTTACGCTTGACCGCCTCGGTAGCGGCCTCGATTTCTTCGACTGTCCGGAGGTCAGGCTGTGCCATCACCGCGCCCCGTTCTTGCTCGGCAAAGCCCGCTCGCTGCGTCCCTCTGGCGGATGCGGCACCGGCCGATCCATCTCCTGTCGCAACTGTGCAACCTTGCGAGCCCTGACGTTGGCGGGGTGGTCGTAAGTCTGGGCTGCCACGAGCTTGTCGCAGGCGATATTGTGGGGGTAGTAGGGATCGCGGTAAGGGTTCGGATCGGGATTGATCACAATCGGGCTGGGGCGATTGATTCCATTGATCGAGATCGTCATTTGGGCCGCGACAAAGTCTACCTCGCGCCGCATCGCCACGCACCGCCCCGAGCAATACGGCCCATTCCAGTCCCGATCGCATAGAGCCGTCGCCACATCGAACTTTCGCGCGCACTGAATGCAGGCCGCCTGTAGAGGCTTTGGTGCCACCGGATCGTCGTGCCACTCCTCGTCTATGGCCACGAAGTTACAGATCTCTTGCTCGGTGCAGCGCATCTTGACGCCTCTCAAGTCAAGCGCCGCATTTATCTCCCGCACCCGTTGAACTTCTTCGGCTGAAACTTGGCTGCTCATTGCTCGATTCCCTTCGTTCTTCTCGACCAGCACGTGACACGCCTCATGCCGCACAAGCCGGCCGCCACTTGACTCAAAGAAGCACCGTTCACCGTTCGCAGTCTCGAGCCCGCACGTCTCGCAGCTCAGGGTGAAGGACGAATAGAACGGGCGCCAGTCACGATCGGTTTTCATCCTTGCTCTCCCTGCGCGTCAACCGCGCTCATCTTCATCCTCAACAGTACGCCATCGCAATGATAGCAAGGGCTCCAAAGCGGACGGGCATTGTCGTGTGTAACTTCGCAAGTGCGACAGTAATCGCTGCCGTAGAAACGAGGCGCGCAGCAATGCCGGCACCCTTCATAATCAGTTCCTACTTCGTAACCAAACTTAGAGCCGTCTTCGTAGAGAGTCATGTTGATTCAATCTCCTTAGTTGCCGCGCTCGATTTGTAAAGCCTCAGTCTTCCGACCCACTTCTTCGCCAGCGACTTGCGCATCGGCACGAAGGCCAGGACTGTCATGCTCCCGGCCGGGACCTCGGTGCGCCCGTTGTCGAACACGGAAACCATCAAGCCGTCGAGCGCTCGATCGCGACTCAGCTTTTCGAAGTCTCGGATGGTTCCACCGAGAATCACCTTCGGATAATCGTTCGATTCCCAGGCGGCGAGCGGTGAGCTTCCCTCTTTTTCTGCCTTGCGCATCGCCAGCTGAACGCCGTGACCGACCTGCGCCGCTAGCTTGCCGGGCGACATGGTGAGTTCAGTGCGCGCCACGATGTACATCACTAATTCATCAGTCATATTGACTCAATCTCCAGCGTTGCCGCCTCTAACTCGTGACTGCTTTTCCTGCTCCAGACAACTGCGTCATCTTTCCGCCTAACTATCCGGACGTCCCCGCCGACCGCCTCCGCGGTCCGTATCAGCCGGTCAAGGCCGCCGTCAGCATCGTTACCGTTGGCCATCGCGACCCATTGCGGGGAGTCGGCGAACGGGCGAAGGAGCGATTTCTCAACTACGTACCGACCGGTGAGCTTGGCCTCGTAGGGGGAGACGGTTGAGCCGTTGAGCGGACGGCCGAGGCCTGATGTTTGATAGTAGGATCTCATGCCGACTTCTTTCCGGTAAGTGGGCTTAGGCCCTTTTGAACACGGCTCCACACCGACATGGGCTGGATCCCTGTCACCCGAGCGATCTCGGCACAGGTCAGCGGCACTCCGTGAATGGCCAGACGCGTGGTTACGCACGCCCGACTACACAACTCCGCCCTGTCGAAGGCGCCCCACCCGTAGCACCCATCACCTCCGCGCTTCGGCTTCGGGCCAAACATCTTCCCGCAGGCGGTGCACTTCTTCTCCTCGTACGGTCTAGCGAGACTTGCGCCGTGACACGCCCGACCACACCACTTCGCCATGTCAAAGGCGGGCCACTTGTAGTGCCCGTTACCTCCGCGCTTCGGGCCAAACATCTTCCCGCAGTTGAGACACGGCTTCTCTTCGTACGGTCTAGTGGCACTTGCGTAGCTACACGCCCGACTACACGGCTTCTGCTTGTCAAAGCGACGCCACATGTAGTCCCCGCGACCGTCGCGCTTCGGGCCAAACATCTTTCCACAGGCGGGGCACTTCTTCTCCTCGTACGGCCTCGCTTTCATGCCGACTTCTTTCCGGTAAGTGGGTTTAGGCCATCTCGAACACGGCGCCTCACCGAATCGTAATGGACCCCTGTCACCCGAGCGATCTCGGCACAGGTCAGCAGCACTCCGTGAATGGCCAGATGCGTGGTTATGCACGCATAACTACAAGACTTCTGCCTGTCAAAGCTACGCCACGTGTAGCACCCATCACCTCCGCGCTTAGGGCCAAACATCTTCCCGCAGGCGGCGCACTTCTTCTCTTCGTACGGGCGAACGCTACACGCCCGACCACACAACTTCCCCTCGTTAAAGTCGCCCCACTGGTAGCACCCGTTACCTCTGCGCTTCGGGCCAAACATCTTTCCACAGGCGGGGCACTTCTTCTCTTCGTACGGTCTAGCGAGACTTGCGCCGTGACACGCATGACTACACCACTTCGCCCTGTCAAAGCTACGCCACATGTAGTTCCCGCGACCGTCGCGCTTCGGGCCAAACATCTTCCCGCAGTTGAGACACGGCTTCTCTTCGTACGGTCTAGTGGCACTTGCGTAGCTACACGCATGACTACACCACTTCGCCCTGTCAAAGCTACGCCACATGTAGTTCCCGCGACCGTCGCGCTTCGGGCCAAACATCTTTCCACAGGCGGGGCACTTCTTCTCCTCGTACGGTCTAACGAGACACGCCTGACCACACAACTCCGCCCTGTCGAAGGCGCCCCACCCGTAGCGCCCGTCACCGTTGCGCTTCGGGCCAAACATCTTGCCGCAGGCGGTGCACTTCTTCTCTTCGTACAGGCGTTTCACCCGAACATCTCCCGCATCACACTCTCAACGAATCCACGCGGAGCTTTCTTCTGCTTGGCCAGCGCCTCAATTCGCCGCCGCGCCGCTTTCTTTTCGCTCTCAAGCGCCTGCATCTCCTCCAGCTCCGCACGTCTCTTAGCCACCACTTCCTCAGGCTCCGGCTGCTCCGCCCCGCACTCCGGACAGACCATGACTGCGATAGGCATAGCGCACCGGCACCCTTCGCCGGCGCACACTTTCATCGGCTCGGGCCCCTTGATCTTCGGCGGCGCCTCCAGCGACCACTCAACGATCGCTTCCGGTGAGCCATGCCTCCAAGCGTTACCAACCTCGTCGAGCACGACGTAGCGTTTCGAACTTGGCCGCGCGCCACGGCCGCACATCTGCCGATAGAGGGTCAAGCTCTTGGTAGGACGGGCGAGCACGATGCATTCAACGTCCGGGCAATCCACGCCCTCAGTCAACACCTGAACGTTCACGATGACCTTGGTCGCGCCGCTACGTAACCGCTCCATGATCGCGTCACGGTCCGCCGCTGACGTCTCCCATGACAGCATCTCGGCCTTCACGTGGGCCGCGAGGAAGCGCCGACAGAGCTGCTTCGCATGCTTAACCGAGACCGCGAAAGCGATTGTGGACGCGCCTGGGCAGATGCGCCGCCACTCGGCAACGATGCTCTTCGTGAGCTTATGCCGACCCATCGCGCGCTCTAGCGTTCGCTCCGACCAGTCACCACCACCGGGCGGCAAACCCTTCACCAGCTCGCGCGCCTTGTCCTTCGGTATCCAATAGACGCGCGAGCGCGCAAGGTAGCCACCTGCAATCAGGTCAACCGCTTCGGCCATGATCAGTAGCTTTTCGAACACGTCACCGAGCGGCTGCCCGTCAAGCCGCGCTGGCGTCGCGGTGAGTCCCAACACCTGAGCCCTTGGCAGAGCCTTCAAGACGGCGCGGTAGCCCGCTGCCATCGCGTGGTGGGCCTCGTCAACGACGACCAGATCACGTTTGCCCACGTCGTGCCCGCGGAACATGAAGATCGAAGCCACGAGCACGCGCGCGTTTACGTTGTACGAATCCTTACCGCTCAGCAGCCCAATGTCGGCACGCGGCACGCCGGCTTTCACAAGCTGTTCAATTGCCTGCTCGAGTAGCTCCCAGCGGTGGGCCAGCCACAGCACACGAAGCTTGGGGCGCGACTGAATGAGCGCGGCGCCGATGACGGTTTTTCCGGCTCCCGTTGGAGCAACGGCGAGCAGCCTTTTCACGCTACGGAAGGCTCGGACGATCTGGGCTACCGCACGGGTTTCATAGGTTCTTAGTTTCATGATAAATCCGCCCTGTTGTCGATCACTTTTCCCACCATCGCGGCTCGTCTCTGCCGTCGCATGGTTCTTTTCGGTTAGTCATGATGTCAGACCTATTTGTGGAAACTCAACAACAAGACGCCGCCAAACGTCGGGGTCCACGAGGCGAAGCTGGCCATGACGCCCCCAGCCCGATCCGCGCTCTCCCAGCGCTCCTGATACACGCTGGCCCTCTCGTGGCACACCAGACTCGCTCAACAAATCGTAAGCTCGGTGGTACCGAAGACCTCGCGTCGCGATGTATGCCCAGACGTCTGCGAGCGACCAGCGGGCTAGCGGCATACAATACCACGTCCCGTCTCGCCCTCGGTACAACTCACCACGCGACCCCGTGTGCATTGCGCGGGCGTGGCTCTCTTGCGCGCGAACGCCGTGGGTGATCACACGTAGTCTCTCCCTCACTACGAATGTTTCGCTTGGCTCGTCGATTAGCACGCGCTTAGCGTCAAATTGGCAGTCAGAATCTACGGGCCGCGCATAGCCCCACCAGCCGGCATAGCGCGCCATGTCCAGCATGGTCAGTCGTGGCGCGATCGTCAGCGCGCCGACGTGGCGCACCATCTCGTATGTCTCCGACAGCTCGGCGCCAGAATCGAAGAACGCGATCGGCGCAATAGACAGGACATCGCGCACGAGGGCGACGCAAACGGTGGAGTCCTTACCGCCCGAGAACGAAACGCCTACCGCTCCAACCTCGGAAGCGCGGCGTATTACGTCAAGCGAGGCGTCCACGCGTCGCTTGAATGCAGCGCTTTGCGCGTGAACGAAGTCCTCTCGCCGGACCGCGCTACCGGCCGCCTCCTGTTCCGCCGTCTCCAGCAGCTCCGCCACCCTTGCCTTTAGTTCCACCCTTGCCGCCCCTCGTGCCTTTGATTTTTTTTGCCATGGCTAACTCTATCGCAGCCAGCGAGCACCGTCACCAGTTGCGGCAACCCTGGCACTGAGCGGGACACGCGGAACCGTAGCCGCCACGGTTTGCCGCCGCGCCAAAGCTCGAGGCCGCTTTCTAGCAACTTGACGAAGTGCGCTTTGACAGACAGCTCTGTCAGCTCCGAAACGGCCTGAGCGAGGCTCACGGCGCGCTTGCCGGGGCATCGTTGCCGGTAGCGAGCGACGGCGTGATCAGTGATTTCCCATCGCGCCGGGCTTGATACCAGCGCGCAAACCTCGCCCGGCTTCGGGCCAGCGCTTCTGGACGCGAGGCGCAAGCCGCCTTTATTCGCCGTCGATTTTTTGTCAGGCACACTGGCGCCGCGCATGTTGTCCGGCGCTCGCGCTTGTGGTTGAACGGATGATCGCAAATTACGCATCGACTCGTCCTAACCAGGGATGGCGCACAGGTTTTCATTTGCGTGATTCCAATAGGGCGGGGCGAGGCAACGGAAGCCCTGCCGCGGAGACATGAGGCCGGGGTAATCAAGCGGTAGAGGTCGGAGCGGTTTACCTTCCCGGAGCACAGGGAAACCCTCCCACGGCTCGCAGGTCGTAACGACCCACGGGCCCGCCAGTTTGCCCTTGCCGCTGCCACGATAGCGGCCGAGATAGCGCACGTCGCTCAGCAAATCGCGGATCGCCTCCGCCTCGCCGAGGCAGTACCAACGCATCTCGTCCCCCAGCATCAACATGACGGCATAGGGCAATCGATAGCCCTTATTCGGTCCAGCAGAAATTTTGACTCGCCTGATCTTGTCAGTGCCGAGTCGCGCGAATTCCTGCACTGGCGCACGCCGCTGTTTGTGGCGCCCCTCGTTTTCTTCTACAACAAACTGCGCCTCAGAACACAAATGAAACCTTCCGCCTGGCTCGCGCTTGATTGGGATCTCGATCGGCTCCGCGTCGCCCGGGTTGTGCGGAGCCAGAAGGCCGCGACGGTTCGCTACCACGGACATCAGCAACGCATCGAGCATGATCGGCGTGTGAAAAACCACGCCGCCCTCCAGCTGCGCAGACACGATCAAAGGGATCATGAATTTACGGCCCCACGGATCCAGGCCGCCAGCTCGTCCTTGCGCGCAACGACGTGCGCTTTGTAAAGCTCGCCGACCTTGGGTGCCAGCTCGGCGCCGATCTGCTCCAGACTGCCAGCACTAGGCGCGAACGCGATCCGTGCGCCCGCCACGAACCTCAATCGACCGTGACCAGTGGCGCCCCGTCCGCCCACACGAAAGTTGTTGAGCAAGCACGCCAGCGTGAACGCGAAAGCATCGAACTCAACGTCCGAGTAGGTACGCGCCTCGACCCCACACCAGAGCAGCGATCCCTGCACGATTCGCTCATGCGTGCGAGGTAACATCGCCGACTTGCTCTCTTGCTTCGCCTTAGCATCCCCAGTTTCGTGCGCACGTTCGCTTGTTAGCAGTCGAGCCTCAACGTTGGCGCGCGCCACGTCGCTGAGCAAATGTCGCTTCTCTGGCAGCAGAGACGGATCCATGCGAACCCGCGTAACCTCCTCCACTGCCGAGCGGCACGACTCAACGTGATATTTCTGAGCATCGAGCCAACCATGGATCCATTGTGGTGCATGGTGAATCGTCTCCGTGCAAACAAGGTTACCTTCGTCCACGATGATCTGCCCTGGCAGCGGGCGATTGTCGGTGCAACCACCGAAGAGCGCGAGAGGCGGGAAAAGCGCTGCTAGCTTGCGATAGCTGTCCAGGTTTATAACCGCGGCGTCACCTTTGCCCGTCACCATGCCGCCCGCAAAGAGCAACCTGAGTGCGCCTTCGCTCAGCTGCGGATCATCGAGTAGACCTGCTGCGTGGAGCGTCGCGTAAGCCGCCGCCTCGCGGAGCTGGTGGCGAATCGAGTCACCGGAGATATAGGCGACCATTACGCGTTGACCGTTCGGTTGAGTGACCTTCTTGCGGCAGAAAATCGAGGCGTTGCCTAAGCTCTCCTGCTGGTGACTTATCGGATCGATGGCCTCGACGAGAAACTCGTACCTAGACGTTTGCATTGGCTGACTCCTTGCGCTCTTCAACGATTTGACGAGTCAGCGCCACGAGTAAGCCATGGTCGCGCTCGACTAGATCCAAAAACTCCGTGTGGGCCTGGTGCTCATCACAAAACCGCACGAGATCAATCAACGCCGAAGAGGCGCCCTTGGGCAGGTTTCCGATCTGGAGGCGCCGCTGCATCAGGCTTGCCCACTCGCTTGCGCTCGCTGTCTGGCGAGCGGCCGCGCGCATGCGGTTCTCCATTTGCTCCCAATAATTCATTGGCGGGCGGCCCCCCTGCTCGCTCAGGTATGCGCTTCGCAGCGCGAGCGCCAATTCCACGGCTAGAGTCTCGAGCCTCTTTTTCTGATTGTCTTCGAGCATGTTCCTCCTCATCTCTCTGCGCTAACCAAAGCGCCAACGTAAACCATCCGCCACCGCGACCGGCGCCGTGCTGGGTCTCGAACGCCTCCACCTCAGTGCGCCGCTCCATCCACGATCGCTGATAGTAATTTCGCGTAGATATCTCGTCTTTGGTGACACCGGACGTGAGCAGCGTTGTCATCGCGTCCACCAGCGCCGACGACATCGGCACCTCGATCGTCTGCTCGTCCATGAGCACGAGGCCCGCACGACCTGGACCATTCAAGCGAACGAAAGGCAGGACGTGTTTTTGACCGCTGTCCGCCACTGCGCAGAACCACGGCGCCGAATGCTCTCGCCCGAGAAACGCCCGGAGCAGCGGCTTCTCGCCCTTACTCGCGTTGAAGTAGCCGCACTCGTCAAAACAGTGCGAGTAGTTTCGGAAATTACCGCCAAACTTTTTGCCCTCTTTCGCGTCGCGGGTCAGCACCGGAGAAACGCGCGACGTTACGTAGGCACACGCCTCGCAGATATGGTTGGCCCATGAGCAACGCGCCAATGTCTGAGACGTAAATCCGGGGCCCATCCAGTCCGTGACCAGCAGCCCGCGACCCATCACGCCAGCACACAGGTAGCAGCCGCCGACGACTGGGCCGCAACCATCCACGACGGGTGAACCGTGAGCCACCCACGTGAGAATCGACGGCGTCACCATCGCGGATCTGGCCTCCGAGCGGTCGGCGAAGGCTTGTTTTGCGTTGCTCATTGGTCCCACCATCGAGGGTTGCCGCTGTCTTCGGTTTGGGTCGCTGGTCGGTCGTCCTGCGACGGAGGCTGGCGCTTCATGATAAATCCGCCCTGTTGTCGAAGTCGTCGAAGCTGCCGGCTTGGTCAACGAAAGATTGAAGGCGCTCGGTTTCGGGGTCTTTGGCCGTGTCAAAGCAGGCCGAGTGCTCGTCCCACGGCATCGGCAGGATGGCGCCGCGTGGCCCGTTCTTGCACTTGTCGATGAACAACGCTCTAGCCCCGGCCTCAACCAAAAGCTCCGCCCCGCCGCCGTTGCGACTAGCCGCCATCATGTCTTTCTCTGGCTTGAAGCCGAGCAAAACCACCTCGGCCGCGTTACTCACGTCGCGACTCTCTCGGATCGAGTGCTTATCGGGAATCGGCTTTCCCTTTTCGATCGTGATCTGGCTGAAGATAATCCCGGTCTTGTCCGCGCTCTTCGTGATGTCCGTCAGCGTGCGCGCGATGTACGTGACCTGGTTGCGCCGATCCTGCTGGGGCTTCTCGTTGTCGAAGGCTTGCAAGTAATCGAACGCCACCAGATCGATCGCTTGCTCGCGGATGATCTGTTTGACGTGGCGGGCTACCCATTCGACGCCTCGACCGCGCGCGTCTAGAAAGACCGGCGCGTCCTGCGCTTCGCTCTCGACGGTTAGCATCTTCTGCCGCTCCTCGGGGCTGACCTGCTTGCGGCGCAAAGCGTTGGCGCTAATTCGCGAGCGACGCAGCATGAGCCGGTCACCGTAGATTTTCTCGGAGTCCTCGGCAGACACGATGAGCACGCGGCGGCCGGCCTTGATGTTCTCGTCCGCCACCATCACCAGCCAAGAGCTTTTACCCCAGCTCGTGTCGGCGCCGAACACCCAGACGAAACCCGGCATCATGCCGCCCGTGATCTCGTCCAGCCTATGGTTGCCCGTCGTGACGGTTACGCGCGAGCGCTTGTCGTCGGCAGCAATGCGCGCGCCACGGAGCAAGTCTTGGACGGTGAGCACGCGCGGCGCGTCGCTCGGGATGGCTTTGGTGTCGGCGGCCGGGTCGCTCGGCAGCTTGCCGGCTTGATGCTTGTCGTTTTCGTCGAAGCTCACGCTGCCTCGCTTCTGCGCACCACGGCGCGTGTCTTCACGGTCTTGATCACGTCCGCCGCGTACTTGTCTCCGGCCTGATCGTTGTGCGTTCGAACGATGACTTCGGATCCCAATGGCACCCGGCGCGCGAAGTCTTCTGACCAGCTACCCGACATGATGCCCAGTACAGCCAATGAAGGCCACGCGATCGCGCACGTCACGAAGTCAGGCTCTCCTTCGACGACCACGACGACACGAGGCGCCACGCGGTCGCCCGCCAGCATCTCCTGCGCTCGCTTGTTCGCCAGCACGAGCCCGTCGGCGCGATGCCCAGCCGGCGGCAGGCGCTTGGCCGGCGCGTCACCCTCGACCCTCCAAGACCGAACGCTTCGGCATGCGCCGGCAGCGTCGAACACCCGAGCAATCATGCGATGCCCGGACTGGGTCCAAGGCTTCCCGCGGTACCGAGCCCAGGCCGGCAACGTCGCCCCGTCCGGCAGGGCCCGCAGAAGCCCCAGGCTGGCCGCTAGGCGCGCGTCGAGCTTCCGGCCGACGAGATGCCCACCCGAGGCCGGGTCGTCGAGCACAGAGCCAGCCATGGCCCACAGCGCCGCCACCTCGGCCGCCGGCGGATAGTCCCGTTCCGGTCCGGGCTCTGGCAAGTCGGGCAACGGACGCGGCGTGTAGGGCTTCCGGTCGTTGATCTCATCGACCACCTGGGTCAAGCCGGCGAGCTCAGCGGCAGCGAGCAGGACCTCCCGGAAGTCGGTCCGGATGTCCAGGTCGTGGACGGTTGCCACGAGCGTGAGCACATCGCCGGTGGCCTGGCACCCGAAGCACCGGAAGCGCAAGGTCCCGTCCCGGCCGACGGTCACGCTGCAACTCGGGTTGCGTTCGGGCTGCGCCGGGCAGCAAATCGTCACGCCGGACGGCTGCCGCGTCGAGCCCTTGAGCAGGCCAAGCCGGTCGCAAACCCGGAGCGGGTCCACGAGTGTTCGACGGATCTCGGCGGCGTAGTCGGGCCTCACGCCGAAACCAGCTTTCCGGTCGTCGAGTCCCAAACCATCGGGCTCTGACCATTACTCGGCGGCTTCGAGATGTCGGCCCGGCGAAGCCAAGTGCGCCAAGTCGCGTGCTCATCGGTTCGCCAATCCTTGAATTCCCAGTCCCGGATTTTTTCTTCTTCGAGCTTCAAGTCAACGCCACGCTCCGCGTGCTTCAGACCGTCCTCGGGATTCGGCACCCAGTCCGCGGGGATCCGTTTCCAACGTCTGGGGCGGGCGGTCGCGGCGCCAGCCTCTCTCTCTCTCCCTTCCTCTCCCTTCCTATCCCTAAGAGGCGTGGGAATGTCGCGAGCCCTCGCGAATGTCCCGCTTTCATTCTCAGAATCCCAGGAATTATTCTCGGAAACAATATCCTTTGGTCTCGCGGGCTTAGGCTTCCTCTGTTTTTTCTTATCTTCCGCAGGCGGAGCCGGGATAACGGCCCTGCTGGGCTTGTCTACGCGCTGATGTTTGCTCCAATTTCGAATTGAGAAGTACTGTTGACCCTCTACGTCGTAAAGTATGACGTATCGGAGTAGGCGGAGTTCTTCTAAGGCTTTCGCCGAAAGCTCGGGAATTATTCCTGGGAATACGCGAGACGCCAAAAGAGTAGGGTGAGCTCGGCCGTTTCCGTAGTCGTCGGCCATGACGATTAGGGCAACGGAAAGCACTCGCGCTTCGAGGGAGGCGAGGGCTAGCTCGTCCTCGAGCCATTCGGGTTTGATTGAGCGGATGCGGCTCACTGAAATCTCCAGGTAACAGAGTGCCCAGTGGCCTCTTTTATGATCGGGTCATCGAACGAGTAGGACTTGTCGTCCGTCTCGCACCGCTCTTGTGGACACACGCGGCCACCGCGTCCGTCGAATTCGATCCCGAACCTTCCGCACATTGGGCACTTGCACCATAGATAGTGGTGATCGCCGGCCACGTATCCGCTTGGGTTCTCGTACCAGTTCCAATCATGACCGCTGTCTTGTTCGTCAGGTGATCCGGCGAAGATCACAAGACGATGAGTTTCTTGAAATTCAGAGCAGCGCTTTGCGTCGCGCGAGCCAGCGTCCTTGCCCCACGGATCAAAGCCAAGAGGCTTTATCTCTAACCACCTGTTTAGATCCGGAAGCCAGAAGTCGGGAACGTATCGCCCGCTCTCAAGCTCGAAGCCTTCGTATTCGTAGTACCAGCGCACATCGAGCACATCCATGAAAACAGCCCAGCGCGCCTCGAGTCGGCTTCGGAAAGTTTGGGCACGATAGAAAGTAGGTATCGAAAAACCGTTGTACTTCCCGACCTGCGGGATGTCGCTTTTGGGCTGAATAATACGGCTCATCGAAACCTCTCTTGCCGGCTCGCGCCGACGTGATTAAACTTGAGGCATCGCGCTGAAACGCGATCCGCGGCTCGTGCGTGTGGTAGCGCAGCGAGCCGCAATATTTCCCTACTACAGGCGTGGGCGGCAGTCACGTTAAACCCGCCGCCCGCCCCTTGCATGCCGAACAAGTGACCGCTGTTCCATCGACCAGCGCCTTGCGTAGCGTCGTGCGCGACCGACAGAACTGCTCGCCACATGCGCAACGGCACGTCATTGCGTAGCGGCGCCAGACGGAGAGCACGACAGCCCCGCCAATGACCGAGCCCACGCCGACAGACGGAGCTCGCTGTTTGGGCTCCGGCTCGTGGTAACCGCCGTCACACGTCACGCATGCGACTGTTTTTCTATAAAATCCATGCTCGCAGCGCGGGGTTCCGTTCTCTCGAAGCGCCATCACTTTCCCCCAATCCGCCACCGCATAACGGCTGCTAGCGCTTCGGCGATTGACCGCACTACGTCGTAGCGGACTCCCTCGAGCTCGGCTTGTTCTTGCCAGGCCTTCTGACTCGGCAGTTGCTTACCGGTCTGGGATTTTACTTCCAGGCCTGCGAGCATCCCGATTCGTTCGGGGCACCCGGCTCCGATATCGGCGTAGATCGGGACCACTAGCAGGATGTCCGGGGTGCCTGCTGGTGCTCCACGAATGACTCGACGCGCGCTCGAGCCCGACGCGCCGATGACCTGGGTGCCTGAATTGGCACGCCAAGCGAACACGCCTTTGATGTGCAAGGCCTTCAGAATCGCCGTTACAAGTTGGCTTTCGCTGACTGCGCGGCGCGGCTTGCGAAGGGCGGTCACGGCTTCTCTTTCCATTCGGTTACGCCGGACAGACGGATAAACTCGGACGCTATCAACGTTGCTACGTCTTGCTCTTTGGCCTGTCGCGAGCACGTTAGAATCAGTACGCAGTCCGGTCCGCTGGAGGAAAACTGCAGACGAAACACGTCGTGTCCGCACGCCTCAGACAGAGCCTCGAGGCACTGTCGCAGACGTGCCGTGTCCTCGCGTTTGATGGGTCGCGCTTTTTTCAAAATTCCCTCGCCACCTGTCGCCCGCTCTTGAGCGCCTTGGCGCACGACTCGCACGCCGGTGTTCGGCCGAGCTTCACCGATTTGCGCACATCCTTGGCTTTTCGTGTCACCTGGACGCCGCAACGGCAGCTGAACAGCCAGTGCGTAGCGTCGCCAGCGCACGCACGGATAGGCGTTAGCCAGCCCTGAATGCCGATTGGTGCCACCGCTTGTTTGCTAGGTAGACAAATCACTCCGCCCTCCAATCAGTCGCGTTGCTCGCGCGCCAGTGCTCATAGAAGCTGATTATTGTGTACAGCTCCTCCGGAGAGCACTTCGAGCAAGTCTCGATCGCGTTGGTCTGGTTGCTTAAATAGGAGTAGAAGGCCCGGAACTCGCGCGCGTGTTCGTGCCGATCATTGTGCAGCCAAGAATCAGGACTGATCGGTGGCGCCACTACGAGGCGAAGCTGAATCAGCTCCGGATCTGTCCAATCAGTCGCATTGCTCGCCCTGGTGAGCACCCACAGGTAGACCGGATCGCCCTGGTTGACGCCGAGCCAGACGATGATGTCGAGGGCGAGTAGCCAGAAATGCAGGCGGAGGTTGTGAAGGGCGGTCATGGCTTCCACCGCCAGTGAGACCGACCAGTCAAGCCGCCGTAGAACACGCTGAGAATCAGGTCTTTCGGAAAGCTATTCTTCCCGTCGAAGCTCAAGCGCGGCGACAGCTCAATCACGTGAGCATTCGGGACGACGTGCTGCTGAAACCAGTTTGCTCCGACGCTCGCCGGAGTGAGCAGAAGGATGCGAGCGCCGAGCTTCATCTCCGTCGCGCACTTCTCGGCCCACGGCGCGATGCAGCCGAATTCGGGATTGAGCCAGCAGACGAGCCCGCCCGACTTGACGCGCCACTCTTGCTTGAGTGAGTCCTGCTCCTTTGTGAAGTAGTTTGGCGCCTTTGCGTTTTCAGGCGTAGCGGCCAAGTCCCACGACAAGAAACCGAAGCGGAGGGCAACGGCTTGCAAGAATTCTCCAGGCGTCTCGTACGCCTGGAAGCTCTTGCCTCGATTCATCGAAGCGCCCGTGATGATGTTTCCGTCAGCCATCAATGAATCCTCCATGCGACAAGCAACAAGAGCGCCGCAACAACCGCGAGCGCGCCCCAACCTCGGCGCAGTCGGCGGGATTGGTTGCGACAGGCGGGGCACTGTTGACCGCGCTGGCGCAGTTCTTGGGCAATCTGGACGCGCGCCTCAGCGGTCGCCGCGTACACGGCCCAAAATGACAACACGCTACCAGTCGGATCGTTAAACGATGACCACTCGGTGTCCTTGCGCGGATGCCCGCATGACCAAACAGCCATCAGAATTGCCCCTTCGAGTTAGCCAATTGCAGCGCCTCAAGCCCGGCCTTGATGCGAATTGCCAAACAGTCAGGGCAAAGTAAAAGCAGGAAGCCCGCGCTGTCGTCAGTCGCGTGATCCCACTTTTTGCAAGATTGGCAGCTGTAGGCGCGGAGTGGCTTGCTCACCGGTTGTCCTCGTGAGCTTCCCATGCCGCCCAAGCTCGCTCGGCCTGCTTGACGTCCGCAGCCGTGCCCACCCAACCGACGCCACAAGCTGGGCAGAACAGCGTGGCGTCCCGTGGGCCGTCCCAGCGCTCCACCTCACGGGTAGGCGTCCCGAGCGTCATTCCGCAGTCGGGACACGCGGGGCAGTCGTGATGGGGCTCAGTCACAGTTGGCCCCGCGGCGTTTGGTCTGCCACCGAATCGCATCTTCGATTGCCAGCCGGTCAACGCCGTGACGCGAGGCCAGTGACGCGATGCTGTCACCGAGAAAAAACATCCTGGTGATGGCGGCGCCGTTACGTCGTAGGCGTCGGCGATCATTGGCGCGTTGCTTGGCGACGTAGGCTGTCGCGTCGGGCTGAGGCTTGCTCACTGAGCCACCGCCAGCGACGTGCCGATTTCTCCCAGAGAAAACCCATATCTTAACGGCATCATTACCACCGTCCAGGTCGAACCAATGATGTGCACCGGCTCCAGCTGACCGCCGGTCCACACGTCGAT